AGTTCCGTATCCAGCTTTTTCTTTGAGCCAGTGCATAACTCCTTTATGAGTCATTTGAATTTCAACATGAATACTGGCGCATTTATAAATTTTACCGTTCCAACATTTTCTAGGTCTTCGTCTACAGTCGATCCAGCCTTCTCCATCAACAATGCCAGCAAAATAGCGAGCATCATTCTCAGTCATGGGCCGTGCCCCAAGATCCTCCTGTTTTAACATCCACTACAAAGGGAAGTTTAAACTCTATACAACTTTCCATTATTTTTTTAATTTCTCTAACCTCCGTTTTTTTATTAGTTTTACTTATATTGAAACAAAGTTCATCATGAATTTGTAAGATAGGTAGATGGCCTGCTTCGTAACAAGAGAGCATTGCTTGCTTAGTTTGATCAGCTGAAGATCCCTGGATTAATCGATTAAGGGCTTTATAAGTATAAGCTCTTTTAATATTTTCTCTTCCATACTTAGCTACGGCATTATCAAAAGTTTCTGCAGTATAGAGGCCAAAGTCTTTAGGCTCCCACATATCAAACCTGCATTTTCTTCCTTTTTTAGTTCGGATAACTCCCTTGTCATTAGCTGTTTGCATACAACGATCGGATAACATTTTAACAAAAGGAACTTTACGATTGTATTTAGAAATTAATACGGTAGCTTCCTCTTTAGATACTCCCAGAGAAGCGGCTAATTTGTTTTTTCCCATACCATACATTAAGCCTAATCCTATAGTTTTAGCTTGAACCCGTTCAATCCCCACTAGATCTGCTACGGTTTGGTGGAAGTCAGTACTCGCTTTTTGGTAAGCTTCAACGAGTTCAGTACTTCCTTCATAACCATTACCAATGGAAGCTGCATAATGAACCGTCATTCGTGGTTCTTGTTGCGAGTAGTCAAAGGATCCCCACTTGTGTCCTTCCTCAGGTACAAAGAGAGACCTAATCAAAGGACCAAATTCTTTATTTCTAGCGGGAACCTGTTGGAGATTAGGATTAGACATACTTAATCTTCCTGAAACGGTTCCTCCGTTGTCTCCTCTTAATTGATTTATTTCTGCATGAATTCTTCCTTTCACCTGATACTTCATGATAGAAGACAAAAAGGTGTTGTGAAATTTATTTACTTCCCGTGCTCTAACAATAAGTTTAGCAATTTTATGTTTGCAATTAATCAACCAGTTTTGAGTAAAGGAAGGTTCGCCTGATTTCGGAGTACGTGGGTACTCTATCTTCAACTTATCGAAAGCTTTGGCGATCTGACGTGCTGCCCAAATGTCTGTGTCTAATCCTGATTCTTTTTTTATTTCCCATAAGATGCCTTGTTCTTGACTCTTCATTTCTGTACGTAATCTGTCAGCTAATTCCACCTGTACTCTTACCCCTCGCTGACGCATTGCAATTAATACTGGCAGTAAATTAGATTCCAATTCCCACACGGTTTCTAAGCTCTGTTGCATAATCTCTTTTTTAAGCTGTTGCCATAATAGGTACGTGAGTCGTGCATCTTGTTCCGCATAAAATCCGACAAACTCTGTTTGGATCTTCCACCTGTCCCCATCGGGATCCACACCATGTTCTCGAGCTGCAATAATCAGATCGGTTTCAGCTTTAATTTCGCCTAAATAATCTTTAGATAAAGCATTCAGGGAATAGGACCAGCGATTCTCATTCACAATGGCGGCGGCAACCATGGTATCAACAATCGGGCCTTTGACTTTAATATCTTCTTGTTCTAACCAACCCACATCGTACTGAGCATTATGGAATATTTTTGTACAAGGCAACGCGCACACCGTCCTCATGTATTTTTTAACTTGTTGGGGAATCATGTTTCCTCCCCCGTAATGAGCAAAAGGATAATAACCTTGCCAGCCTTCGACGGCTACTGCAAAGCCAATGATGTTTCCATTCCCTGTTGCCCAACCTGCTCCTCGTCCAGAACTAATTCCTTCGTCGCGTGTTTCTAAATCGATGGCAATTTCTTTTGCGCCTGAAAGATCTTTATATTCAGCAGGGCAAGACCATATATGTTTTTTGAAATTCATCGAGAGTTGTAGACTCATTTATAATCCCTATCAATAATCATATCAATGTAATGTTTTGCTTTTTCCAAGTCTTTAACTTCTCCCTTTGATGCATGTCTACAAATATATTTAATAGCATTTCCTTCAGCGAAGAGCAACTTGTTCTTATTGATAAATTCACTCGGTTGAATTTTCATATTCTTGTAGTGGGATCCACCGATTTGTTTTTTATAAACGTTCATTAATGTACGGTTTTTTTAGGGTCTTTATAAGGTTTAACATCGCTGCCTTCAATAGCTTTTAACATTTCTTCGTAGTCTTCCTCGGTTAGAAGAGTTTTATAAATTCTCATAGCAATTGCCATATAAGTAGCGGCTACCATTTGCATTGGATAATTTTCTCCATAGACCATCGCATCGGTAAAAATTTTCTGATAAATTCTTTTAAGCTTTTCGTCTTCCGTCATATTTTTTAAAAACTATTCTCCAAATCCAAGAGCGTGTCATGGAAACAACCGTAAAAATTAAAGCGATTCCCAAACTGTCCATAATCGTAGGATGGAGCCCAAAGAGCGGAAAAATGTATAACTGGATGAGGATAGCCAGGACGAATCCGGAACCCACATCAATGATACTTTCAATCAGGCTTTGCACTGGATCCTTTTCTTTTCAAACGCTTCTGTGCTTCTTCTACAATTTTAAAAATGTTTCGCCATTTCGTTTCTGCTTTAACTTTCTTAATCATTTCCTGCAACTGTTTGTAGTAACTAGGTTTATCGTTCTTGGACATAAGTTAAATAGTCTCCTCCAATTGGATAATTATATTTATAATCTGTATTTAGCAGATGAATAGTTTTTCTAGCACGAGTTGCAGCGGTATACCAGACTTTTTTCTCATTAGTTTTTTCGTCACGTGATTTAGATTTAAAATTGGAAGGATAATTCGCTTTAGCATATAAAACAACATGATCTGCCTCCCCTCCTTTAACAGAATGAATAGTATCAATAATGATTTTAGGAAGATTGTCTAATTCTTTTTGGCCATAGCGTTTTAGCAATCTTATGAAATAAAAAACTTGTTGGGAAGTAAAGTTTCTTTTTAATATATCCCACCACTGTTTCTTTTGAGAACTCAGGGGAAGATCAAGGCCACATCGTTTAGTTAAATTTTTAAAATCATATTCCTCAAGCTCAGATTCGGTATTCCAAAATTTAGTTGTTCTAAATTTAGGATCCTTTAGCTCTCGAATATATCTATACATTTTTTCAACCTGCTTCTTGTTGATTGTTTTCTTATTTGAAAGATGCGTCCAAGCTTTGATAGCCTCCCATTGATGTTGATCAAAGCATTTTATATCTTCATTATCGGAAAAATACAACCCGGCATGTTTAGCCAACATACGTAATTCATTTACTGCAGTATTAATACGTCCTAAAATATACCAACTTCCTTCTAAGGTATTGAAAGGGATTTCTCTAAAATTTAAATAGTGCTTGATGTAGCCTTCTTGTTTTGAATGGGTATATTCTTTTTCTTCGCTATTAAAAATCTCTCTTCTAATGATCTGAGAAAAATGATGAATCGCTTTTCCGAACCGTCTTGTTTTTCTAAGTCTTACCTTACGCCCCGGAAAGTAATGAGTAAAATATCGAGGGTCTGCGCCGTTCCATTCATAAATGGCTTGGTCGTCGTCGCCTGCTAAATAAATTCTTTCAGCATTCTTGGCAATTTTAAAAATGACTGACCATTGAAGGGGTGTGCAATCTTGGGCTTCATCAATAATTAAAATTTTAAGAGGAGGAAAATTAACTTCTTCGATAGCTTTTTCAATCATGTCATCGAAATCGATTAAAGCTTTTTCTTTGCCACTTTTTTTATAGTCCTTATATATTTGTATTTTTTTTAAAAGAACATCCAGCGAATCTTTTTGATAAGATTCTTTCTTATAAATTTCTTCAGGACTCTTTAACATATTTCGAGATTTACTATAAATCCCTAACGACCAATCTATATAAGTAAAATTATCATCGGCTAATCGCTTATCGCTATATTTAATAATTTTACCTTCAAGAGCAAAGTCCACCATACAATCTTTAGGATCAAAAATATCTTCTTCAAAATATCTTCGGCAGTATTTATGCAGAGTTTTAAATCTTTCAAAATCATCAGTAGTATACTGAGGAAAAGCTTGAAGAGCTCTTTCTGTTGCAGTGTTGATTGCTTTATTAGTAAAAGAAATAAAAGCAATACTCTGTGGAGAAATATTATTTTTTAAAGCTCTCGTTAAAACCCGTGCAATTAAAGTTTCGGTCTTGCCTGTTCCAGGCGGTCCAAAAATTTTAACTGTTTTCTGGTGGAGGGTTTTTAGCGCTTGGCGTTCTAAATTTTTCTGTGTGGTATTCATCATCTAATTCCGACGTTTCTTTTTTAGTCTTTTTGGTAGGGGTGACACCCACATGGCTTACAAATTCTGGCATTTGAACATACCAAATATTTTTTTCGCCTTCCCAGTACGCATGGCGTTCGCATCCTAGATAATGGAGAGCATCCATGGTGCTGTTAAAAATTTTAGTGGCATGACTTTTAATATAATGCTCAAGAGTAGAGCGTTTAAAATAACACATTCGTG